GATTATATGTGTATATTGTGGTATAAGACTTTAAATCAAGTCCCCCCGATCCAATCACATTCGTTTCACATATGATTGATTCCTTTCCCCGGGGGGCTTGGTTCTTTTTATTCCGACTTATCCAATTAAAATAAGTGGCTTGATTAGATCGGCTAGAAAAAGTGATGCTCTGTCCACCCTGACAACATCGACCTACATAAGGATTTAAACTAGCAGTGCGTGGGGGAACGCTTTATCTAAGGTCAGGCATAAGTAAGGTTAATAACCCGAACAACTTCCTATATGTAATATGTAGGGGGAAAAGGGAAGCTATAAATACAAGCAATATGAAAGTAGTATGTATCAATGATTCCAAAATACCAGCAGGAGTGCCTGCAAACTGTTGGATTGAAAAAGGTAAGACCTATACCGTAATATACGCAAAGAATATGGCTAGGCAAAGAGGTATACTTGGTTACAAGTTGGCTGAAATATCAACACCAGAAGACTGTGAGTATCAGTATTATTCTGCACACAGATTTAGACCTGTTGACGATGTAAACGATTCTGAAGCTGAAGAAGCTGTAGGAGAATTATTGGAAGAAGTATTTGAAGAAGATTTAGTATGAATTTCGAGATAATAGAAAAGCTTAATGTTTTTAACAGTATAAAGTTTGACGAAGAACCTCACTTATATACTAGGGGTGGTCAAAACTTAATATCTGTAACAACTATTATTAAGAAGTATGAACCCGAAAAGGATTGGGACGAAATAGCCACAAGGTATGCCATCAAGAACTTTATGGATAAAGATGAGGTTCTAGATATGTGGGCTAAAGAAAGAGACCTTGGTGCTTCCAAAGGAAGTGAGTTCCATAAGTTTGTTGAGCTTTGGTACGCTAATAAGTTGCATACTCCTAACTATGAAGTTATGCCTAAAAAGCTAGAGAGTATGTTCTATACTTTTTGGATGGCTTCTAACCCACATCTCATACCTGTACGATCAGAATTTATTGTCGCATCTGAAAAGGTTGCCGGAATGATTGATATGTTGTTTTGGAATACAAAGATGCAGGAGCTACAGATATGGGATTGGAAGACAAACAAGAAAATAGCCACGCATAATAAGTACCAATCTTTCACAGGCCCGTTAAGCCATCTAGACGAATGTGAGTATAATAAATACTCTCTTCAGTTGTCCACGTACAAATACATTTTTGAAAAATATGTTGGGATTCCAATAGGAAATTGTTACATTGGATGGTTTTTTGATGGTAACAACGAGTATAAGCTATTCAAAACGAGAGACTTAACTAAAGAAGCTGAACTAATACTTAATGCAGCGTGAAAAATTTTCTAAAGCGGTTTGAAGAGGACGATACAGAGTTCTTTGTAATGCAGAGTTGGCTAACACCAATATTTGAGCATAACAGAAAAAAGGAGGAGTACTTAATTTATTTCATTAAGAAGAACTCAAACCCCGAAGCCTACCAACAAGGATATATGAACCTTAAGCTTAGGCATATGAACCGCAAAGAAGTCCAATACTTTAAGCAAGTAATCAAAAACTACGAAGTAACCCTAGAAAACGAAGACGGCAAGATATATAACCACAAAGACAAGCCATTCGACCAATCACAATGTCCAAAGTACAAACAATTCTATCTTAATTTAGAAGCTTCACAATCTTCCCATTCTGATCAACAAGAGCAAGACGCTTCCGATAATTAGTCTGAGCATTCTGAATATACCTTCTCTTTATTTGACCTTCATTCTCCATGTCTTTTATGTTTACAGGTTCGTACCTTGCGTGAGACTGTGCGTTTATGTATGCTAGTGCTATACCGAATATAGCATCATCGTAATCATACCTCAAGTCAGCGGCCTGATACCTAGTCTGCCTGTGTGAGTTAGGTGTTCTAAGGTCTTTCTCTACAAACGTCTTTAGTTGCTCCCAAAACCAAGGTATGTCAATATTATCTCCATAACCATCTAGCATTTCCTCTATCTTTGCTATGATTCTAGGTGCTGTATTAGTTTTGTTTGCTATACCCCACCATTTTGACCCAGGTGTTTGTAGGTATAATGGTAATGTTGCGTTTGCTGTAAACTTATGCTTGAATCCCATTACCTCTTGGAAGTCTCTATGCATATCACCAATATTGTTCTCTATTAGCTCGTATATACCACCTCTCTTTTCCTGATCGTAGTAAAGTGACTGAAGCAATACCTGTAGATACGTTTCTTTAAACTTTCTGTCCCTATGGAACACTACTGATGAAACAGAGTTTGTGTAGTTATCCCATATAGCAGAACACATCTTTGAGTGTCCTGTCTCTGAGTTAACGGGGTCAGTACCTTGATACCACCTGTGTCTCCAAACTTCTCCCTGTGGTGGATGATGCACAATAACACAAGTTGTTGCGACATCCTCCCTTCCAGTTGTTGGAACAAACCTAGAACCAATAACCCTATATGGAGTTATCAAGTCAGGTGTTTCTTGGCTCATATCAAATATAGGCTCGAAGTATCCGTATTGAATACCATCGTCAAGATTGTATATCTCATCAAGTCTTCTTTGGCACTCGTGAATAGGTCTAAGAGTCCTAGACTTACGAATAAACATATCGTCTATTGTCATAGGATAGTGCTGATGGAACTGAACCTTAGCTATATCTCCCTTTTTAGTTCCCTGTGCGGATAGGTACGCCTTCTTCTCGTTTTCAATGTGCTTTCTATCTACACCTGGACGAGCATAAGCATTCATAAACAACGGGATAATTCCGTATTCATAGTTCTTCTCTCTCCAAGCCTTAAGACACATCTTGAACTCCGCTTCAAAGACAGAACCACCCTTGTCCATCTCTCCACCTGTACCCCAGGCCATAAACTGCTGTTGCATCGTCATTTTCCCTGTCTCAGGATTAAACTTAAACAAAGCAGGACGACCTTCACGCATCATCTCACCGAATATCTCAAATAGACCAATCTCATCCACGAATACAGCAGACGGTGAACCCCCGTTGATTGCATCAACCTTTGGACTGTCTATCTGGAAACGTGAACCACCACCTCCGTCACGACCTTTCTTCTCACCTTTTTGAGAGAAAGACATAACATTGTCAGTCCAGTTCTTTACGGTCATCGCCAAGTGGTCAGGTATCTTCGTGTATGCCCACTTAACCTTATCCCGGAATATCTCAATACCTTTATTCTCAGAGTGGGTAACAAACTTAATGAAGTATGATTTGGTTAGGTTTACCCTCTTCATACCAGCAAGACACATAGTAGTTGTAAAACCAATCTGACGGGCTTTACCAATCATCATAGAGTATCCGCAATCAAATAGGAATAAAAGAACCTTCTGTGCATCCCAAGCTTTGTACTTGAGCTTACCACCATCGGCTTTATCTTCTTTGATCCACCCGTACTTGTTACAGAAATATAATGTGTTATCTCGACAACGCTCGATTTCTCTATACAACCAATCAATCTGGTCTTCCTCGTTATCGTAGTCCGTGATATCGGACGTATCTTTAAGCCATTCGTCGGCTTGTTTGCAGTAAGTCTCGAAAGGTTTATACTTCTTTCGGTTTTGCCACCCGGAGTTTATTGCATCAACCCAATCTATAAACGCTTGGGGATATTGAAACTCTTCGTGATTAGGTTTCCACTCTTCAGTGGATATATCCTCGTAACCTAAGCCTTTCGAGTCTATACTGTCTTGACTATACCAATCAAAACTCATAGACTGTTTCTATTTTATTTTCCTGGAGCTTTACAAACCCCGCCAGCACACTGAATACCTTGAGATGAATTTCTAGAGTTAGGGCCTGCAGCATCTTGTTCAGCTCTCTTCATAGCCTTTCTATCTTTTCTTTTCTCTATTCTTTCAATAGTTCTTGTAGCTCTCTTAGCTCTGAATGTAGGTTTGTCACTTTTTGCAACACTATATCTTTTGAATTTTGAAACTCCTACACCTTTTGAACCTTTAGAGACAGGTTTTAACCTTTCAATTCTTTTGTCTGCTAAAGTCTGCTTTTTCTTAGGAGCTTTCGTGTCTTTAGGGTCTCCTGATTTTCTTGCAGCCTTTCTTCTTTTTTTAGCCTGCTTCATATCATCAGCTACGTTTTGAATCTTTTTTTTGATTCTTCTACCTAGCCTTTGGCTTTTTGGTTTTTTTGGACTTAACATATCAATACTATTAATCGTACATATTGCAATTCTTCTTCTTACTCAGGTCAATACCAAGAGCCTGCTTAAGCTTTGCTCCGATCTTCGCCTTTTTCTTCTTACCTTTTTTC